TTTACTTCCGTAAGTTCCTTTTCCTGCTGGCATATATTATCCTTTTGATTGACTTCGTTTTATAGCTGCTTCAGTTGGAGCGCCTTTAGCACCCTTCTTACGCATCTTCTTTCCTTTTTTCTTCTTCTGTGCAATATTGTACCACAGACCTTTTTTAGCAGTTTTGCCACTTTTAGTTTTATGAGTTTCTTTAGTCATTATGGCCTCTTATTGTTTCTGTTTTCTTGTTTATCTTTTGGATATTTGATAGTATCCCACAGCTTTTTTTTACGACTTTTTGCAACGTTTTCTTTATATGTTTCTTCTTTTAGATACATATTCAACCCTGTTGCTTCTATAATTTTTTCTGCAAATTGTTTTATAGGAGTATTTGCATATTTTTTGCGTCCTTTATTTTCTAATCTATTTTTATTATCAGTAGTTTTCTTTTGTTTTCTGTCATCCATTTTTATTCATTCCTTTCATTGCTATGCTTACAGTTTTTTTAGCATCTCTTGCTATGTCTGCTGAAAACTTCATGTTCATCTGTTCAGATTTAAGCAATCGGTCTTCATCTTTATTCTCATCATCTATAATCATTTTAGATTCTTCTAATGCGATCTTATCCATGTGAACTTGACGTTTAAGATCTAGTTCCATTTGTTGCAATTCTATTTGTTTGCTAACAGGATCATCTTGTTCTTTTTCACCAGATAAGATTTTTTCTTTTTCTATATCTAATTGATTAACTTGATCTGCTGCGTTAGCTGCCATCAATGCTACTTGATTTTCTATCTGAGGAGGTAGTGGCTGTCCTGCCATAATTGCTTGTTGCATTTGTGGATCTTGAATCATTTGTATCATTTCTTGTCTGTACTTTAATGCCATATGATCTTGTATATGTGAAGTTAATAACTGCACCATTTGTGGATTACCTTGATACGTTTTATTCTGTAACATCATTGCATGTGTTACTAAATGAGCATCATGATTTTGTTCAGGTTTAGCTTGCAAAGGTGCCCCTTTCATCACTGCCATATTTTCAGTTATAGGATCAGCGCTAATAGGTTGTTGTTTCTGTTTTAAATATCTTTCAGGTTCATCAATTCCCATTGCTTGAAATAACTCCATACCAATCTGTTGCATATTGTAGGCTTCTGGTTGTTGTTGAGCTATAGTCATGATTGCATTTATCTTTGCAATTCTGTGTGACTCACTAGGCATGTTAGGATCTGATACTGGTATAACATCAATACTTTTAAGATTAAAATCGTTTTTAAAAATTTGTTGCGCACCACCTGCTACTTCATAGGGATACATTTCAGGTAGATACTCATGATCTATCCTTGCTAAAATACGTAAGTCTTTAGATTGAGCTGAATGTAACCGTTTGTGTACAGCACTGAACATCTTGGATGATTGTTCCAATAATGCCATTGTTGTACCTACAGGCCCATAATTAGATCCATTTTCTACAATTTGGTCACTAGAATCTGCAAACTCTTTTGCTGTATTAACTACATATTGCATTAAGTTAAATAAAGTGTTTGATGGTTCTTTAAATGGTAATGGTTGTAACGATTTAGCAAGATCTCCTGCTGGGCTATTTACTTCTCTCCATTCACCTGGAGCAATTGGCTCATCAGGGGCAAGTACACGAAGACCGTGTGCCTTAAAACCCCCTGGTAAGTTTGCAAAGGTACCTGCATCAATTAATTGACGCATAGAGGACGTAGCCGTTTTAGTTAACCCACCAATTAAATGTAGATAACCATATCCGTAAAATCCTAATCCTGGAATCATTGTAAAATGTGTAAAGAAATGTTTTTTCTTTTTTGCTTGATCATCTTGATCCCAATTTCGTCTAATAGCTAAAATTTTATCATCATCTGTCATGTGAACAATGTAAGGTAATGCAATACCATTCTCATCTTCAAATCCAGGTAAATCTAAATTTACATGCATTTCTAAAATTTCTACACGATCTTTTTGCATAGAAGGTCTAGATACACCTACAGCTTCATTAGCTGTTTCTTCTGCACCTGATTCACTATCCATAGTTGAATCCATTACTTCTGTATCTCTAAACATTCCAGCTAACTGATATTTACGTATTTCATTTTGTGACATTGAATACGTGTGTGTAAATCTTTCTGCTGTTTCTAAATCTGATGCATAATAATCTATATAAAAATCTTGAGCTTTAACATACTGCGTACGTGGTCTTTGTAGAGTTGCATCCCAATAAGTTTTTTTAAATGCTGAACCATATAACCCAACATAGAATAATAAACGATCTAGTTCAGGGCCATACTCAGGCATTTGTAATTGTGTTTGGTAATTCATAAAATGTCGAACACGATTAGCTTGTTCCATTTTTTCAGGATTTTGTGTTCCTATAATTCTTGTACGTACTGGCCCTTCTGTAGGGAATAATTCTTTATATGCTTTTGCTTGAAATTTTACAACAGCTTGTGTTAGTGCTGGATGTGTTGCAGCACAAGCTCCTGGAAAAGGTTCATCTCCACGTTCATCTTGTAAACCTAATAATGTAACACCATCTTCTGCAATGCTATCGTAATCTTCTCTTGAATCTTTATCATTTGCAAATGCTTCCGACAATTCTCTTGCAACATCAACTAACTGTTGTTCATCAAGTATATCTGCTAAATTAGCTTCATGGTCATCTACTTCTAATTCCATACCATCTTCTTCATCAGGCAACATGCCCATTGCTTCTGCAGCATCTATTTCTTGTTGATCTTCTATTGTAATTTCCATGTCAGAATCCATTACACCATCTTCAGGTAATTCTACCCCAATCTCATCTTCTAATTGTATTCTTTTTTCAACGGCCATATGTATCCCTATTGTCGCCTGTTAGTAGTAACGTTTGCGTTGTCTATTATATATGTTTTCTTCATTGCTGTCAAGCCATGTATCTGCGCTATTGGAAACATATCCCCCATTACGCATCCATAACAAAGCTTGTGATATTGTATCCATGTAATCATCATGGTTACCTGTCGGAAATGCCCTAGCTTCATCTATAACATCCATAGCCCAATCCTTTTTAAAGGGGGCATAAATTCTACCATTGTGAAACAATCCTGTAATGGTATAAGCTCTTGTAATTTTATCTTTATCAGGATTAAATTCAAATATAGGTAAACCTGCTAACCGCAAATCTTGTATTAAAGATTGACCTGAAGCTTTTTTCTCAATTAATATAGAGTCAGCTTTGTGCTCTGTCCATTTATCAACAGCTTTTTGTCTAAGAGTAGGATAATCCCATCTACCACGTTCTGCTCCCAGTAATATTAGATTCGGAGGAGATATACCATCTGAAAATACGCCCCATGTAGTAATAGCTGAGTAATCTGCAGTAGTTCTTGTAGAAAATGCTGTATCCCATGATTGTATAATATAATCACATTCAGGTGGTTCATCTTTTGACCAATCTTGCCAATATTCTAGTTTAATTATGTTACCAGACTCAGAAGAAGGTGCTTGTCCATATAATGCATCAAATTTAAAGGCAGGTGTATTGTTTTTAGTTCTAATTATGTCTTCAGTTGTCCAGCAAAATCCGTCTTCCTGGTCAGATTCAGGCCAAAAAGACTCACCTAACTCTAAATTAGTAAAATCTTCGGACAAATACCCTTGTTCTATAAGCTTTTCGCGGCCATCTTCTAACTTTTCTAAAGATTCAGTTGTATTTAGGGCAGGTATACTGACTACTTCCCACTTATCTGACATAGGTGAGTCATCTTGTAGTTTTAGTAAGTGTCCTGCTAGGTCATCTTCATGCCATCTGGTCATAACTATAACAACTTTACCTTTAGGCATAAGCCTTGTACGTAAACCAGAGGAATACCACTCATTTAAACTGTCTCGTCTTGTTTTTGAAAATGCGTCTTGCTCAGATATAGGATCATCTATGATTGCTATATGAGCACCAAAACCTGCAATACCTGATCCAGAACCAGCTGCAAGGAATGAACCTGCTTGGTTCTTTTCATGTTCTAATGCCCATGAGTTTGCCGCACGGTTGTCTCTACGAATATTAACTTTAGGAAATATAGATGAATAAGCATCTGTATTTATAATATCACGAATAGCGCGACCAAACCTAGTTGCTAAGTCATCACTATGTGATACAGCAATTTCTTGCCAATAAGGATTACGTCCCAATACCCACGCGGGAAAGTATGTAGATGTAACTAAGGATTTACTTGAACGAGGTGAAATAAAGATCATAAGACGATCTATTTCTCCACTCTCAATACGCATCAATTGATCGCATAAAACTCGGTGATGTGGGCCTACACTAAAGCTAGGATTCATTAGCATGATAAATGCTAATAGATCATCTCTAGATTGATATATTGCTAGTCGTGTAGCTGCATCTCTATCTTCACTGCTTGATGACATACGGTGTTCCACCCCATAGAGCTAACTGAGAGTAAGGATCAGTTAGTGGTAGTGATGGATCGTATTCATTTAGCAAAGGTATTAGTACCATACTTATATCTCCTGTAACTTTAATCTTTGTCATTTTTTATTTTCTTTTTTTTCTTTTTCTTTTTATTTCCGCCAAATTTTTTAGTAAAGGTGATTCCAACTGAATTATTATCTGCAGATATTGAAAAACCTGAGTTATCTATTTTATCTTTAATTTTAGTATACCCAGGAATTTTTGTTAATCCTTTATCTATTGTTGAACCTAATCCTACTTTAAGTAAATCTTTTACAGCTTTCTTAGGATCTGTATAGTCTCTACGATTAGCTTCTGACATTATTTAGCGCGTGGGCCTGTTTGTTGTGTTGGGTTTCTTTCTTTATACATTTTTTTGCGAAGAGCGTTTTTAGCTTTGCCTTCAGCGCCCCTGTCAAATGTGCCCTCTCTTTCTTGTTTCTTTACGTCTCTTAACAAAGATTTAAATTTTAAACCTTCAGCTTTCATTCTTTTTGTTAATTGATTAATTTGATATGAGTATTTATTTCTACCATCTCCACTGTCTTGTTTTACAAGTTTATCTTTATTAGCTAATAATGCTTTTAACTGACTTTCATAATCTGATAACTCTGCTTTTTTAGAAGTATCTTTTGTTTTTCTAGCATTTTTGTTTAACTCTGATGTTCTTTTTTTAGCCGCGGCTACAGTAGTGTTACGTTGCATTGCACCTTCTTGTGCATCAGTTTTAGTTGATCCTTTAGGTGGTGATAAATCTACTGGTTTGTTATTTAATTTTGCTTTTCTTCTTTTTTCTGCAATAATATCTTCTTCTGTTTTCTTGTAACTTTTACCTACCATAATGATTCCTTATTGGTTTTCTACTAATTTAAGTTTGGGGGCAGCAATCTTTTTAAGGCGTTCAATGTCTCTTTGTACGTCTTCTTCGGAGTTGCCCGTAGCAAACGCATTTTTTACTGTTGTTTCATTAATTGTCTTTTCTGTCCACATAGCCTGATGTTTACCTAATAATTCTAAAGAGCGGATAGCCGCGTTGTAATCTCCTTCTTGTTCTGTCTTTTCAGAGATACGTACTAGGCGACGTAATATATCGTCCGCTTCAATTTTAGTACGCTTTGTTTGGTCGGCTTTTAATTCCGCAAGTCGTTCTGAAATCTTAGGATCTTTAGTTAACATGTATGCATTCTTATTTGCGTTGTTTTTTGCATAGCCCGCGCGAATTGCTGCAGCTACGGCATTAAGATCTTTGATGAACTCATGGCAAAATAACTCTTGACGTGGGGTTAATAACACGTTAGAGCCTGGCACTTGAATTTTAGCATCTTTTGGCATGTTTGTAGTATAGCAGGTTGGGGGTTGTTTTACAAGGTATCATAATGTATAATAATTATGTGCTGCCTCGCGTGGCACGTCTCCTGTAAAGGGTGGGATACTCAAGAGTTATAAAGCTTTGACAAACATAGCGTCCCATCCTTCTTTTACCCCTTACCTTCAGAAAGCTAGAAAGCTAGAAAGCTGGGTTGAGGGGCACATTTAATTCAAGGTCTGCCCGCAAAAAATCAATTAAGGCTAAAATATTGCTAAAATTTTTTGAGATGCCTATATAATAGATATAGCAACTAGTTTTTTCTGGGTGGGGGTTCAATATATCGTACCACCCCCCAAAGGGGTGCGACATTATGACGCAGGGCAAATTGTCACAGATACCCTTGACAAATCTGAATTTTCTGCCTTAGAAATGTTCCTGTTTTGTTCTATATACCTCAAATCCACGAGCTTAAATATCTGATAGTATCCCATCCATACCTATATATATTCCGTTCTTGTTTTGTTCCAAGTTATCCACAACTTAATGAATTTAATTGTAATAAAGATTGACATAAGCCGTCTACTAATTGTATTAAATAATTATTAAAAAGGATTTTATAACTTTTATATAAAAAGTTTGGGCTGACAAAATGGGGTCGATTTCATTCCCTCATGGCATAAGATAAGGTCTTGAAGTTTGTTAGAAACCCCCTCACTACCCTAGCAACGCTACGCCTACACCTTACCAATAACAACCAGCTTTTTAGCTGATTGACTACCACCTCAACACAATCAACAAAGGATATAATATATGACTTCAACACTAAATTACGATATGATTAATATGACTAATGATATTACGCATAAAGATTTTATAAAGTTATTTAATCAATTAGACAGTTTAGCAAGTATTTATGATTTTATTAATAATAGTAAATTAGATATTAAAAGGAATGAAATACTTCTTTATATTACTAACGAGATGACAAAAAAAGGTGCTAATAATTTCAGAAACAAATAATAAAATACAATAAATAAGGGCTAACAATTAGCCCTTATCAATTCTTTTAAATGGATATAACAATGAATATAAACGATTTAAAACTTGAAGAAATAAACAATAAATTCATAGACGCAATGAGCAAAGCAAAGGGCAGATCATGGTTAAAACCTTTCATATCAAATTCAAGTGGTATGTTGCCGTTCAATGCTCATGCTAAAAATACATACAACGGCATTAATATATGGATATTAAATTGCACCCAAAATGACAAGGGTTATCAATCTAATGAATGGGCAACCTTCAAACAAATACAGAAAATGAAAGGCATGGTTAACAAAGGAGAGAAAGGTACATCAATTGTATTATATAAACAAATAACTGTAAAAGATGCACAAACAGACGAAGACAAAAACATACCTATGATGCGATTTTTCACAGTCTTTAACCTTGACCAAACAACTTTGAAAAGAGATGTTATAAAAAAACCTGCAATCAATAAAGTTAAAGCAATGAAACATATAGACAAATATGTTGACAATCTAAAGCTAGACATAAGGCACAATGGCAATGGTCAATGCTATTATAAGCCTAGTGAGGACTTTATAAATATGACAGCTAAAGAGGACTTTCTAAAAGTAGATGCATCAACAGAAACAGAAACATATTATAGCACTCTGTTGCATGAGATTGCTCACGCTGTTTGTCATAAAGACAGGTTAGATATTGACATGAAATCTTACGCACTTGAAGAACTTTATGCAGAAATTACAAGCGCTTTACAATGCCAAATACAAGGCATTGAAACAGTAATGCACCAAAACCATGCAACCTATTTAAATTCTTGGATTAAGCATATAAAGGAGGATAAAAAAGCCTTATTAACTTGCTGTGCTAAAGCTATGAAATCTATTAAATGGCAGGACGAACAACAACAATAAACTAAAAAGATAAGGGGGAATAATTCCCCCTTGTCACAATTAAATCATAATCATAATATATTATTATGATAGTACATAAGGAGATAAAAAATGATTAATAAAATAACTTTAAAAGATAGACTAGATTATTATTTGCCTAGAATTAAATATTATTATCTATTGAATAAATTTAGATTTTTATTATTAATAGATAAAAGAGAATTAAAACAATATGCTTATAATATGGGTATTGATTACTATACACAAAAACTTAATGATTAAGGGAATAAAATTTAATTTATTTCGTTTACTTAATAACAATAAAAAAGGAGATTAAATATGACTACTCACATAATAATAAAAGTTAAAAATGTATATGGTAAAAAATTGGTTTATCCTATATGCAACACAGCGAAAAAATTCGCATATTTAACTGATACTAAAACTTTTAATAAACCACAATTAGACATGATTAAATCATTAGGTTATGATTTAACAATACAACCAGAAACTATAGGAGATATTTAATATGGCAACTAGAAAAAACTTTATACAACAAGCAGAATCTTTTTTATCTATAATGCATACTAAAGAATTTAGAGATAGTTTAGATCAACAAAAACTCATGACTAAAATGATCGAAAACTATTGCAGTACAGCAAAACTAGACAACCCTAGATTTAATAAACAAACTTTTATTGATTATATAAAAGAGGGGATTAAATCATGATGCATAAATTAATAAATATTTTATTGACATTATTAATAATATACTTATCATTTAATATTATATTAGTTATTATGCTATTGATCGGTAGCACCTATTAAATTTTTATATCATTAAACCTATCTCATTCAGAGGTAGGTTTTTTTTTGGTTTAAAAATAAGTATGTTGTGCCTTATTTTAACCATAATTTTATGGCAGACATTCTTTACAAATCTTTACAACTTTACAAAAAATCTTTACAAATCTTTACAAGGTTTACAAATATTAATTAGGGAATAAAAAGAAATAATGTTAATATACTATCATGCAAGAACTTATGTCACAGTATGCCTTATTTATACCTTATTTATAAATTAAGATGTTCTAAACTTTAACACAAGGAAATTTAAATGGCTAAAACAATAACAGAGATTAATAACAGAGGATTAAATTCAATATTTAAGTTAGATATAAAAAGAAAACTAATGGAAGCAATGTTAAGAGATTTAAAAAAACAACTTAGAAATGAAGGTTATGCCATAGGAGGCAGATCATATGCTAATTGTTTAGTTATACCAGAAATGAGGATGCAAATTAAAAGAATTAAAAAAACCTTACAAAACTTATCCACAGCACAACGAAATCAAATACAAGTTTCTGATTATGCAATGAAATATGGTGTAAGATAATAATAAGGTGTCATAATGTTGCCTTATTTATAAATTAAGATAAGCTCAACTTTAACAAAAGGAATAAAAAATGGATTATACAAACT